GTCAGTAAAGCCCCGGAGTATCGGCAGCTCTGCCAACTTTCTGTTATCCTCACACTATGAAGCAACTCACCTGGCTTGTTGGCCTGGTTCTGGCTGCTGTGGTCGTGGACCGCTTGGTCCGCACCATTGGCGAGGTCATCGAGTCGGCGGCCCGGGTTGGGAGCGAGGTGGCCTTCGGACCTGAGCGTCAGGCCACGGTCATGCCCGAGGATCAGCTCGATTCGGATGACTGGGTCGTCATGGACCCGACCGATCACCTCCTGCCGGAAGCCTTCGAGGAGCATCGCGTCATCCAGATCAACCCTGGCGAGAGTCTGTTTCCGACATGAGCGAGCTGGAGCTGATCGGGACCTTCGACGCGTTCTACAAGCGGTACGCGTCGAACCAGAACACCCAGGGCGGGTTGGAGCTCGTGTTGGGTGTGCCACGGGAGCACGTGGCGGAGGCCATCAAGCTCTCCGATACCGAGGGCGAGATGTTCGTTCTGACGATCCAGAAGAAGATCAGGCGTCGCATGGAGGAGCTGCCGGCACCACCCCCCGACGACCACTTCCGCGTCTGGGTTGGGGACGTTGACGATGAGTGACAACGTCGACGACTTCACCGAGCTCCTGGATTCCACCGTCTTGATCGGGGTCAAGGCGCGCGTCAACAGCCTCGTCCACAAGATGCTGGACGAGGTGGAGCATCAGCTCGATCACGGGACGCCGGCATCCAAGGCCCAGCTCCTCAACCGGACCCTCCCGGCGATTATGAAGGAGTTGCGCGAGGAGAAGGAGGACGACGAGCTCGTCACGCTCCGAACCCAGATGACCGAGATGCAACGCAGCATCACCAACGCTCTACTCAGCCGTGAACTTTCCGACCCCGACGCTGCTGCCTGATCTCGTCCGGGAGCTGTCGATCCAGGACAAGGAGCTCAAGGTTCACCCCTTGGAGCCCAACTGGGCCCAGCTCCGGTACCTGTCGATCGCCGAGCACCAACTCAAGACCACCGGCCGTATTCGGATCATCGTGCTCAAGGCGCGTCAGCTCGGGATGTCCACCATCACCGAGGCACTGCTGTTCAAGCTGGCGTTTCTGTTCGACGGGTATCGCGGCCTGGTGGTGGCCCACGAGATCCCGGCATCCCAGAACCTGCTCGCGATGACCAGCCGCTACTGGGACACCTACCCGTACAAGAAGCTCTACACCCCGAAGAACTACTCGAAGAACGACATCGCGTGGGTGGAGAACGGCTCGAGCATCAAGATCTCCACCGCCGGCAACAAGGCTGTCGGCCGGTCAGCGACCATCCATGGACTCCATGCATCGGAGCTGGCGTTCTGGCCCGACCCCAGTACCTCGATGCTGGGTCTGCGGCAGACCATCCCGAACACCCCCGGAACCATGATCGTCATGGAGTCCACGGCCAACGGCATGGGGGACTACTTCCACTCCCAGTGGGTCGCCGCCGAGGAGGGCGAGACGGAGTTCGTGCCCCTGTTCCTCCCGTGGTGGGAGCACTACGAGTACACATCGTCCTACATGCACCTCCCCAACCGGCCGCTGGGGAACCTGGACTCCGAGGAGAAGCTCCTCAAGACCCTCATCCCCGAGTCTGAGTTCGAGGATCGAATCAACTGGCGGCGGTGGGCGATCCGCAACCTCGCTGAGGGCGATCGGCTGAAGTTCATGCAGGAGTACCCCGCCACGCCCGAGGAGGCGTTCATCGCCTCGGGGACGAACGTGTTCCCCCTGGACATGCTGAAGCAGGTGTACCAACAGACCGACGGGGTCCGAGGGCTGTTGGTGCGGAATGGCAACGAGGTCGAGTTCAAGCAGACCTCAGAGGGCCCCCTGACGGTGTTCAAGGGGCCCACCAAGGACAAGGACTGGGGCCAGTACTTCGTTGCCGGCGACCCCACCCACACGACCCGCGGCGACTTCGCCTGCGCTCAGGTCATCAACCGTCGAACCATGGAACAGGTTGCGGTCTGGCGCGGCCGGATCGACCCCGGCACCTTCGCCGAGGAGCTGTTCAAGCTCGGCCTCTACTACAACACCGCAACCCTCACGACGGAGATCGAGGGGCCCGGGTACATGACGATCGGGAAGCTCCTGGGGATGAACTACCCGAAGGTCTGGCTCAAGGCTCGACCAGACAAGACGCCCGGAAAGGTGTCGACCGAGCAGTACGGCTGGTCCACCACCGTGCAGTCCAAGCACCTCGCCATTAGCTGGTTGCTCAAGTGCGTGGCTGACGGCTCCATCACGATCCATCACCGCAAGACCTTCGAGGAGATGAAGAACTACGTGGTGCTGGACAACGGCGGCTACGGCAACGCCAACGAGGAGGAGCACGACGACACCGTCATGGCGCTCGCTATTGCCTGCGCGTGCCATGCGATGGAGTCGCCGCTCCAGGCATACGGCGAGCTCCCCGCCCACGACGCTCCGCCTCGTCTCAACCTGATGATGGGTGACCCCTACGAACCCGAGGAGGAGACATGGTGAAGCAACTCAAGATCGGTCCGTTCGCCTTCAGCGTGAAGAAGGAGCATCTGGACGGACTGGTGGGTGAGTGCCGTCTCGAGCTCAACGAAATCGCGATCCGGCCCAACCTCCACCCATCAGTCGAGCTCGAGACGCTCATTCACGAGACGCTGCACGCGATCTTCCACCTCAACGGGCTCGCCCAGCAGTGGGGCGAACAGGTCGAGGAGCAGGTCATTCTTCGCTCATCGCCCCTGATCTTCGCCTTCATGCGCGACAACCCCAAGTTCCTCGACGCCCTCAAGGAGTCCCAATGACAACCACTGAGCCCGACACCCTGCGACTCGACTTCTGGGAGTGGGTCGCCTACGGACAGGTCAGGGGGTGGTGTTCGGATGTCGTGTGCGACTCCCACGATGGCGTCCCGCTGACCGACGAGGAGGCCGAGCTCTGGGAGGACGGCCTCGATCCCTGCATCCACGTGATCCGACTGTACGGAGACTGACATGCCGGTGTACTCGTTCAAGTGCAGGGCCTGTGACCGTTTCGAGCTCGTGACGTCGCCGATCATGTCGCCGCCCGAGCCCCATCCATGCGTGTGTGGGGACGGAATGATGAAGCGCGACTACCGAGCTGACAAGCCCCAGCCTGCCCCGGTCTGGCAGGAGCACTGGAACCCATCTGTGGGTGGGTACGTGTCGGATCGCACCAAGATGCAGGACAAGATGAATCGCTACTCCGACGAGCTCTACGAACGTACGGGGATCGAACAGAAGAACGTGGTTGTTGACAAGGTGGACATGGACACCTTGAAACTCCCTGGTGAAGTAGGCTGATCGGTCGTGGAGGCCGCCACCGAAACTCCCAGTTCCCAGCAGGACTGGGAGAAGTGCGCTCGGGCGCGCGAGCTGTTCTACTTCGCTCGCAACCATCGCCGGCCGCTCCTCGAGCGTTGGGTGAAGAACTACGAGGTCCTGCACAACCGGGTGTGGAGCGACAACCGGGCCAAGTGGCTGCCCTCGCCGCGTGTCGCCGAGATCTACCCGATCGTCGCGTCCATCGTCGCCTGGGAGTGTGACAGCAGCCCGGTGTTCGACGTCGTCCCATCGGCCGACCCCAACTCCCCCTACTACACCCAGCAGGCCGTCGTCGCGAACGACCTTCGCACGACACTCCGTTCGGCCTGGTCCCTCAACGACATGGAGACCGAGGTCCAGAAGTTCATCTGGGACGCCAACGTCTACGGGACCGGCATCTCCAAGGTGGTGTGGGACAACTCGGCGGCTGACGGGTACGGGGACGTTCGGCTCACGCGCGTCGATCCGTTCCGCTTCTACCCGGACCCGGCTGCCGAGGACATGGCGTCCGCTCGGTTCTTCATCGAGACCCACGAGCTCTCCGACGAGGAGCTCGAGGAGCGGTTCCCCGGGTCACTGAAGAAGATCAAGAACTTCTCGGAGGGCCCGGCAGAACGGTCCCCCACCCAGCTCTCCAACGCCAACGAGAAGCTCCCCAAGGCCAACCCGGGCCCGATTTCTCCCAACACCTCCATGGCGTACGGCCTGCCCGGTCAGGGGCGCGAGACGACCGACATCGACTCCAACACCCACCTCATCCTGGAGGTGTGGCACCGCTGCTCCCCGGAGAATCGCAACAAGGGTGACTACGAGAAGTCCGAACGCAACGAGCCTGCCGAGGGCACTGCTGAGGACGTCTACGAGGACCGGGCCGAGACCAAGTACGAGAAGGACTCCGACTCGTGGTACTGGCGCTGCACCGTGGTGTGTGGCGACGCGGTCCTCCTCGACTCACCCGCCGAGGATCTCTGGGCCCACGGCCAACACCCCTACGATCGTCTGGTCTGTCAGGACGAAGGTGAGTTCTGGGGCATGAGCCTCGTTGAGCTTCTGGCGCCGCTCCAGACATCGGTGAACAGGCTCCTCGCAGCCGTGGAGCAGAACATCTGGCTGGCCGGCAACCCGGTGCTGCTGGAGCCCGTGCAGTCCGGGCTGGAGCGCACTCGGATCACCAATCGACCGGGGCAGCGACTCCAGATCAACACTCCAGCAGCGAAGCCGGAGTGGATGAACCCGCCTGTGATCCAGCCTCAGCTCGCCATGCAGCTCATCCAGTTCTACGTCGGTGAGATGGAGCGCATCTCGGGGCTCTCGGCAATCGTGCGTGGGGCCACGCCCGGCGGGCGCAACGCCCAGGGTGTGCTGGATTCCGTCCAGGAGGCAGCGTTCGTGCGCATCCGCGCCATGCTTCGCAACCTCGAGGCGATGCTCAAGTCCTCCGGCCAGAAGGCGGCATCGTTGATTGCCGAGTTCTACGACTCCCCGCGTGTCATCGCGTTCGTCGGCCCGTCGGGTGAGCAGAACCTTGCGGCCCTCGGGGCTCGCCATTTCTACACCTGGAACCCGGAATCTCCCGCTCCCACCCCGATCCGGTTCCAGCTTCAGGTTCAGGCCGGCTCCACCATCCCGACCTCGCGTCAGGCCCGTGCCGCTGAGGCCGACACGCTGTTCGCGATGGGAGCCATCGACGAGGAAGCGGTTCTGCAAGCACACGACTTCCCGAACTGGCCGATGATCGTGGATCGCGTGCGCGAGATGAAGGCCGCCAACGGGACCCTGGGGATGCCCCCGGGTGCTCGAGCTGCCGCTGGTCGCACGTTGTGAACCCTCTCTCCACCATGAGTGTGGCAGGATAGGGACATGAGGGCGTTTCGTCACACTTGCAACAACTCCGGCACTTCCCCTCTCAAGGTGAACGCTCCTGCCGGCACCGCCAAGGTCCCGAACGCTCTGGCGGTTCGCAACGCCTCCGGGCAGGCGGTCTACCTCGGGGGTAACAACACCGTGTCAGCGTCCACTGGCTACCTCCTGGCCAACGGGGAGACCATGGCGATCGACCTGGTCGGTGACGAGCTCTGGACCTACTGCGCGTCGACAGGCGCCGAGATCCAGGTTCTGGCGAGGTTCTGATGTCACTGGGCAACTGGTACCGGGCAGAGGGCAATCCGCTTCGATTCGACTCCAAGATGGAGGGCACCGCTGGCGGTGGCCTGTACCCGGTCAGCGCCCTCCTCCCGTACCCCGCCGAAAGCATTGGTTGGAACCCGAACACATCGCCGTTCCCGGCTGCCCTCGTCGCCCCAGCCGGCACCTTCGACAACAAGTTCATCCTCCTCGTCGATCAGATCACCCACCGGAACGGCATCTGGAAGTTCCCGGCCAATGCCGCTGCTGCGCCCCCTGAGTTCGTGATCGACATGACCGATGCGACGACCCACGGCAAGGACTTCATCGGTCAGCGCATCTCGATCAACTCGGTGGTCCAGTCCATCTTCGGTGAAGTGGCGGTTGGGCAGAACTTCTCGACTGGGGCGCTGGGTTACACGTCGGTCAGCGGATCGTCTCCGGCCATCTTCACGGCGTACACGACCAACATCAACGTCGCGAACCCCCCTCTCCAGAGTGACGGCGTGACTCCGCTCGCCGACCTCGCGGGGGGGACCCCCCTTCCGATCCTTCTCACTGCTCAGACGAACTCGGCCCAGAACGGCTTCTGGTTCGCAACGACATCGCGCGCCACGCGAACGACGCTCCGGGATCGCCCCTCTGGCATCCCAGATCCCGTCGTCACCCTGTTCGGGGATGACGGCGACCTTTCCACCACCGGGAGCTGGTGGGTCTCGGACCTGGCCGGCTCGTTCAACTCGATCTAGTTCTACCCGGTTATCCCCAACATTTCCCCTACTGTCCACTACACTGTGGACAGCGAGTCAGGAGTGACCCACATGCCCAAGTCCAGCCTCACATCCAAGACCGGCAACGCTTCGGTGAAGCGCACCGGCCACACCTCCCAGAACAAGTTCGGCCAGGGTGCCGCCTCGGGTGTCAAGGAGAAGGGCGTCAAGTCCGGTTCCGGCACCCAGCACGACCCGTCCTGATCCATGGCCGCAGGTACCCGACAGTCGAACACGATGTCGGAGATGCTCCGCAAGATGCTGGGGCAGATCTCCGAGCTCAAGCTCACTGATGACCCCGATTGGGACTTCATCACCGGGCTCGAGACCGGCATCGTGGGGAAGCTCCGGGAACCGATCGACCAGATGGCGCAGGCCGGCCTGACCGCAGTGCCCCCTGGCATCTCCCAGTCCCCGATGGGGATGGGCGGGATGGGAGCCCCCGCCATGGGTGGTCTCCCGCCCACCCAGATGGGCGGCCTCCAGGGGCGACCCACCATGCCCAACCCGGATGAACTCCGGCGAATGTTGAACGGACAGATCAATGGATGAACTCCTTCCCCAGGATGAAGCCCTCGAGGCGCATTTCGAGCAAGCCGACGAAGCGATCGAGACCCCTCCGGTAGCGGAGGAGCCTGCTGCTGAGTTCGAGGCCCCGGAGGCCCCCGCAACCATCGAGTTCGGTGATCGCAGCTACAACGTCGAGGACGTACGCGGTGTCATCGACTGGGTCGAGAACCTCACTCCCGACCAGATGGCGCGTGTCCAGGAGGCGCTGTATGTCCAGCAGCAGCAGCCCGTCCAGCAGCCTGTTCCGCAGCAGCCTCAGTACGGGCTCGACCCGGACGAGACGCTCGATCCGCGACTGGCTCAGTACGTGGAGCAGCGGTTCGGGCAGGTCGAGACCTACCTCGACCAGCTCACCCGCGCCACCTACGAGCAGCGACAGCTCGAAGCCGCCCGACAGGAAGCCCAACTCGCTGATGCCCTCGCAGAGGCGCGCTCAGGTGTCGCTGAGCGTCTCGGTCTCAATGACGACGACCTCTCGCGACTGACCCGGGCAACCGAGGATGCCGGCATCGTGGCGTTCCTGGCCCAGAAGAACGGGCTCGGCAACCCCCGGTCGGTGTTCGAGCAGGCGCTGGAGACGGTGTACTGGGCCACACCCGAGTTCCGCGAGCAGGCCATGTCGTTGACCGCCGAGCAGGCCGCCGGAGAGGCAGCGACCCTCGCCCAGAAGAAGGCACGCGCCGGCTCTCTCAGCTCCAAGGGGGCCACCGCTCCCCGAACCAAGTCGGCAGCTCCGTTGAACCCGGAGGAAGCGTTCGCTGCGATGGTGAACGAACTTGCCAAGGATCTGGCCGAAGGTTGAGTAACCTTTCGACCAACTCTCCTTCCCGGGGTGACAACCCATCCACAACACCAAGGGGTTGAAGCCCCAAGGAGGAGACCATGCCATCGACGATCGGCACCGACACGGTCACCTCGATCGCGCGGCGGTACATCATGCCGCAGATCATCGAGGCCGTGTACGACAGCAACGCCCTGTGGTTCCGGCTGAACAAGGCAGCCAAGAAGCAGGTCCAGGGCGGCTACCAGATCGAGCTGCCCGTCCAGTACGGCAAGCCGCAGCAGACCCAGGCGTACACCGGGTACGACGTCATCAACGTCGCCCCCTTCGATGTCATCAAGAACGCGAAGTGGGACTGGAAGCAGTACGCCACGACGGTCGCCATCGACGGTCTCACCCTCATCAAGGTGGACTCGCCGGAGTCGATCGCCAACCTCATCACCACCCAGTTCGACCTGGCGAAGCGCGACTTCGTCAACTCGCTGGGCGCGGACCTGTACGCCGGCAGCTCGACCGACGTCAAGAAGATGGAGGGTCTCCGCGACGGCATCAAGGACAGCGGGTCCTACGGCGGCCTCAACTCCGCCAGCACGTTCTGGAAGTCGAAGATCGACTCCTCGACGGCCCTGGGCTCGGTCACCCCGAAGCTGATGAACGACGTGTTCAGCGCCCTGACCATCGGTCGTGAGCACCCCACGCTCATCGTCGGCCGGCGGGCGTTCTACAACAAGTTCTGGGAGCTGATCTACGGCACGGGCGGCCCGACCGCTGCGTACCCGATCGCGGTGCCGGCAACCGGCTCCGACGAGATCCTCGCCCAGGCGGGGTTCACCAACCTCCTGTTCAACAACGTCCCGATCGTGCAGGACGAGCAGGTCGACGCCGGCTCGGGCTCGAACGGCCGGGCCTACTTCCTGAACGAGAACTGGTGGAACATCGTCGTCAGCCCCCGTGCCGACATGGCGGTGGAGGACTTCCAGACCCCCATCAACCAGGACGCGATGGTGGCGAAGGTCCTCTGGGCCGGCAACACGATCTGTTCCAACCCGCGCCTCCAGGGCGCCTTCACGGCTCTGTGATCGGAGGTCACTGAGATGAGCGATCCCATCATCCGCAACCCGAAGGGTGCCTACGGGTACACCGCGGTGTCGAGCGACACCCCGGTGATCCGCGAGTACCAGGCCGGGGGAACGGTCGGCAAGGGCCAGATCGTCAAGATCCAGCAGTCCGCTGGCGCACTGACGGTCGTCGCCGCTGCCGCCACCACGGACCCGGTCATCGGTGTCGCCAACAACGCGGCGACCTCCGGCGACATCGTCCAGGTGACGGTCCTCGGCACGACGCAGGTGCAGTCCTCGGGGGCCGGTGTGGCGCAGTACGCGGGCTTCTCGACGACGTCGGGTGGCCAGGTGGCTGCCAACCCGAACACCAACGATGCCGTCAGCGTTGGCTTCCTGTTGGAGGCCGAGGGCCTGGCCGGCGTGCTGGTGTCCTGCTACGTGCAGGTCTCGCGCCAGTAGCCAGCACCCATCCTCCAGACGACGAAGGGTCATCACCTCCCGGGGTGGTGACCCTTCGTCGTGTACCATCCCTCTACCAACCTTCCACGAGGAGACGCTCACATGGAACAGCTCGTCAAGATCAAGAACATCGGAGAGGTCGACTTCCGGCAGGTGTTCGACACCCATGAGGTCGTCGAGATCCCGTCCGGGGAGGAGATCATCGTCCCCTGGACCTACATGGTGGCGTTCATGGGTGACCCCGGGCTCCGCAACTACGACCGCTGGCGGGAGCGCGAGGAGGCGCACGAGACGTTCCTCATCAAGTACGCCGGCAACCTCCCCTCGCTCGAGGCCAGCACGCTGGACGGCACCAAGATCGTGACGATCCTCGACGATCCTGTCGGGGACAGCCTCACCCCGGAGGTCACGGACACCACCGACGTCGGCCTCCTCCAGCGACAGATCGACGCCCTCCAGGCCCGCATCTCGTCGTTCGAGCCCACCGAGACGGCGATCGTCGAGGACCTGCCCACCGACGAGCCGACCAAGGTGCCGGTCAGCCGGCGCAAGCGGTGAGTCGACTTCAGAGCCTCACTGACCAACTTGCCCGAGCTCACCGCGAGCTCGGGGAGCTCGTTGCCGCCGAACGCGAGGCGCGAGTGATGTCCTACTCAATGGCCGAGGAGTCGTCGGTGTCGGCGCGCGACCGATCCGCCGACATCGCAGTCCTGCCGTTGACCGTCGACATCATCAAGCTGAAGGCAGAGATCCGCGCACTCGAGGTCGAGTGGCAGTTCCTCATGGGGAGGTCTGATGGCTTCCGGCCAGGGGGTGACTAACTACATCGACATCGACGACTTCACGGCCGGCGTCGCTCAGGGCTGGAGGGCCGTTTCCTACAAGCAGCCTTCTGAGCTGGGCACGGCTCAGCTCGGTGGGACCTGGGGGTGCGTCGGGCCACCGGAAGGCGGGCTGGTGCCGGCTCCGTTGCGCTTCAACACGGCTGCGGCAAATCTGGCCGTTGGCGGCGCCCCGCCGATCTCCTACCCCCAGAACGTCCGCATCATGGACATCCTGGCTTGGCCGGGATTCCTGTGGGACAGCGCAGGACCCAACGCCGACGGGTACTACAAGTCGAGTCCCAGCGTGAAGCCCCCTGACGTCGTGGCTGTGGTGACGGGGCAGTTCATCAACAACTCGGGCACCACTCAGTACGTCTACCAAACGCGCGTGTACCACGCGCAGAAGCAGCGGTGGGCAACGCTCGACTCGGTCCAGGGTGCGGTGTCCGGGACGTCCATTCCGACCTACGGAGCGGGCTGGGCGACGCTGGTGCAGTCAGCGCGAGGAGATGGGACGTTCTTCAGTAGCGGGCTCGGCCCAACCGTTGACCCGTTCGACGCGTTCGGGTTCCAGCACCTGGTCACCAACAGCACTTACCAGCGTCAGATCACTGGTGTCGCGTTGACCACCCGACGGACCGTCGTCTACCCGGACCCAACGACCCTCAACCCGACGACGCGAACCTACGGATCTCTGCCATCAG